ATTCTTATTTTTGTAGTAATGGTTGTTATAATGACTTTGCAAATAAATATATTGAACAAGTCATTGCGATTGCACCTAGACGCGAGCCGCTAGAAACACCGATTGAAAGAGTTGAGAAAACAACTCACACAACTAATTGGGGGCATACTTATACTAATACTAGGATAATAACTGTTGACAATAGTTCTGGATAATATATTATCCTATATATAACAGAAAGGAATAATATGAACACACAAACTAAACAAGACGAGAGAACAGAGGAAAGAAAGAATAGATTTAGTGGCGAGTCTATTATGCTTACACCTGCTGAGGCTATCAAGCATGACAGAATATTCATAAATGAATTAGCCGCAACACTCGAAGATAAACAGCTTGGCACAGGTGGTTCTAAACTATGGGAGAAAGTTAGAGAGGATATCAACTGGTTTAGAAAACACAATGCCGAGGCTTACATGGTTCTGTTAGACTAGTAGCATGCAACGAGGGGGCTTCGGTCCCCTCGATAGAGGTACCAACCCAATTCCAAAACTTCAAAACTTTTAATTAATTAAATATACATATATATAAAAGGGGTCCCAGACTATACCCTTTATGCTTTGATTTATAGATTTATAAGGTATAAATACTTATAAGGTTCCAAAATTAAACCTAAAAAAATTTTGCAAAAAAATTTTCGAAATGGAAGTAGATTTAGATAAGATAAAAAAATTACCACCTGATGTCAGGAAAGAGTTCATGAGAACTTTTGTAAAGTATTCTGACAAAAAGAAAGAACATAAAATCAAAAATGACTTTATGTCTTTTGTTAAACATGTTTGGCCAGAATTTGTTGAAGGTGGACATCATAAAAAAATTGCAGAAAAATTTAATCGTATTGCTAACGGTGAATTAAAACGTGTCATCATTAACATGCCACCAAGACATACCAAGTCAGAGTTCTCTAGCTTCTTGCTGCCCGCTTGGATGATCGGGCGTAATCCTAAATTAAAAATTATTCAATCCACTCACACCACGGAACTCGCAGTTAGATTCGGGCGTAAAGCAAAAACATTAATGGACTCGGAAGAGTATAAACAGATATTTGATACTCGTCTTAGAGAAGATAGTCAGGCAGCTGGTAAATGGGAAACCCAACAAGGCGGTGAATACTTTGCAGCAGGAGTTGGATCAGCGATTACTGGTCGGGGTGCAGATTTATTAATTATTGATGACCCACACTCGGAGCAAGATGCTTTGAATGTAGAAGCTCTTGAGCGTGCTTATGAATGGTATACATCAGGTCCTCGTCAGCGTTTACAACCGGGTGGTACAATTGTTTTGGTTATGACAAGATGGAATACAAAAGATCTAACCGGTAAATTATTACAAGCACAATCAAAAGAACCAAAGTCGGATAAATGGGAAGTAATAGAATTTCCTGCTATCATGCCTTCAGGTGAACCGGTGTGGCCAGAGTTTTGGAAGCTCGATGAATTAGAAGGAGTTAAAGCATCACTGTCAATTGGTAAATGGAATGCGCAGTGGATGCAAAATCCTACTTCAGAAGAAGGAGCTTTGATTAAAAGAGAATGGTGGCAGAAGTGGGAGTCTGATTCATTACCTCACTTGCACCATGTTATACAATCTTATGATACAGCGTTTATGAAAAAGCAAACAGCGGATTACTCAGCAATAACTACTTGGGGAGTTTTTTATAAAAACGAAGATAGTGGTCCACAATTAATATTATTAGATGCTTTAAAAGAACGTTTGGAGTTTCCTGAATTACGACGTGTTGCTATGGATCAGTATAAATATTGGAACCCTGAAACAGTTATTATTGAATCTAAGGCATCTGGTCTACCTTTAACTTATGAGTTGCGAAAAATGGGGATACCTGTTATAAATTTTACTCCCTCAAAAGGTAATGATAAACATACGAGGGTAAACAGCGTTGCACCTCTATTTGAGAGTGGATGCATATGGGCGCCCACAAATGAAGCCTTCGCTGAGGAAGTCATTGAGGAATGTGCAGCTTTTCCTTATGGTGACCACGACGACTTAGTCGATAGTATGACACAAGCTGTAATGAGATTTAGACAAGGCGGGTTTTTGGAACACCCAGAAGATTATTTGGATGAGCCATTGCCTGAACCTAAAAGGACATATTACTAATGGGATCAATATTTAAATTTTTAAAATCTTTAACAAGTCTTGCAAAGAATAAAAACATCACCATAGATGAAGCTTATAAATTTGCAAAACAAGAGTTTGGTGAAGTTAATGATTTATTAAAATTACAAATAAATAAAATTTTTAAAGACGTTGAAGCACCGAGTATCAAGAAACCTTCTAAAAAAGAAGGTAAAGTTATTGAAGCAGTGTTTGAACCTGGTGTAGATAAAAGAGGTAAAAGAGTTGAAGAGTCTGAAAGTCAGTTAATGAAAAGACTTGAAGAAGGAATTAAGACTTTAAAAACTCCTCAAAATTTAACGACTGGTTTAACTAGAACATTAGCTAGAGAAATTTTAATGAAAAGAGGAATAGATCTTGGTAAAGGTATGGATCCAATAGAAGTATTTAGAAGTAAATTTGGTGAAGAAATTTTAGGCGATGTTGCTAACCTTGCAGATGAATTAGTTGAAATGGAAGCAATGGGTAAGACTCCTAAAAAAATAGAAGAGATTTTAAAACAAGAAGGACTTTTGGATGTCAAGATGCCTAAAGAACCCCCAAGAGGATATAGCGACGAGGAGCTAGCAGCTATTCAAAAAGAAATAGATCAAGAAGATGTCTTAAAAAAGTTTGATCCAGAAGACAGAGAACCAAATGCAATAGGTGGTAGAGTTGGATTTCAAAAAGGTTCTCCTAAAATTTTTGATCAATTAGAAATGGATGTTCCTCATCCTTATGGTCATAGAGTTCAATATGCCTTGGGAAGTTTACCAAAAGGCATTCAAGCATTAGCTAAACAATTAAATAAAAAATTTGGTAAAGGCACATTAAAGACAGCAGATGAAATGGAAAGACCTAAAGCTGCAAAAGAAAAAGAAATGTTTGAAAAGTTTGAAGCAAGAAATCCTGATCCAAAAAGAAAATTAACCGATGAGGAGATTAAGGATTACGAAGAAGAATTAGGAGATAGTGAGACTTGGTTAAATGAAGGAACTGTGGAAGAAGCAGAACAAGCTTTAAAAAGACAAAAAGAATATGAAGCGGATATGTTTACACAATATAAATCGGGTAAGTTAGATCCACAACCAGGTGAAAAAGGTAGAAAAGAATTTTTAGAGAGTAAACTTGAAGAGATGGAAATGTCTGGTGATAAAAGATTAATGACAGTTGATGAGATTGAAGAATTATCAAATATGGATCTTGAAGCTGAAATGAATGTAGCAAAATCTTTAGCTCCTAAAATGGTTGAGCGATTAGAATTAAAACAAAAGTATCCTGGTATTACAGATGATTTACTTGATAAGATTTTAATTGATGACAATATGCAAAGAAAAGCAGAAGTATTAGCTACCTTAGATGAAGCATTTAAGATGATGGAAAAAGGAATGGGACCAGATGAAGTTTTAAGTACAATCAAAAATGTAACTAGAACTAAACAAGCTGGAGGCGGCTTAGCATATTTAATGGGTTTATAAGCTATGTCAAAATCAGAAAACATAGCTTTATATAAATATCTAACAAGACCGTCTAAAGTAGAACTTAAAACAAGAAAAAATTTTGCAAAAGGTACAACAATTGATTCTCAACTTCCTTTAGAAGATTACATAACCATTGTTAAAGAAATGGTAAATGATCCAAATTACAGACCTCCTGTAAACTTAAATGCAAAAGAAGTAGGAAGAATTCCAAATTTTGAAAAAGCAAAAGCATTAGTGAAAGCAGAAATGGGAGATGGTTTTACTCAAGCTTATCAAAGAAATCTTAATAGAGGAAGAAAAGTAAGAGCAAAAGAAAAAAGAAAAATTGATCCAGAGCTAAGAGAAAAATATTTAGCAGCAAAAGCTGAAAGAAGAAGAGCTGGTAGAATTGCAAAATTAGGACAAGATGTAAAACTAACCCCAGCTGAAAAATTTTTAAACTTTCAACAAAGTTTAGTTACAAAACAATTAAATGAAAAAATAAGAAAAAACCCAGATCTAATTTTAAAAAATGAACCTTTAATGGATCAATTATCTACAACTGTAGACAAAAATGGAAATATTATAAAAGTAAAACCAACCTTAGAAGATATTAAAAACAGAGGAATATTTGAAATAGAACATCAAAGAGACATATATAAAAAAGGAAAGATGAAAGACTTTCCATATAATAGAAATTTAATACTAGGACCTTATAATAGAACAGGTGGCTTCAAAGAATCTGCAGAAAAGTTTATTGAAAAAAATCCAGATCCAAGCAATCCAAAAGTTCAAACGATATTAAATAAAGCGGATGAACTAGGTATTACGATTAGACCTAATGTACCTGAAGGAATTTTTCCAACTAAAGCCTTAGGTTATAAACAAGCTCCGGACCCTGTAGCAAAATTTGTTAATGTAGCAAAAAAAGTAATGCCTGAAATTGCACAGGATAATTTAGGTGTTGAAAGTTACAAAGGTGATATTGGAATGGCTAAAAGAGCCTTGGGAGTTAAACAGTTATCTGCAGAAGCAATTCCAGGTTCGAGATATGCTGCAGAATTTTTACAAGGTTTTGCAAATGATGTTATGAGTAAGAGTTATGGTAAAGCTGCATTAAAAGGTTTAGGAATAGCTGGAGCAGCTTATGGTGTGTATGATACAGGTGTTGCTCTTAAAGAAGGCAAATCTATTCCAGAAACAGCAGCAAGACTTTTTGCATTAGATGTGCCTTATCAAAAATTAAGACAATACAACCGACTGACTGATGAAGAACAAGAAATTCAAAAAAGAGTTAATCAACAAAGATCTTTTGATGCAGCTTCACAAGATATTTTAGATGAAGGTTTGGTAACTATGAGACCAAGACCGGAAATTTCAGAGGAAGATTTAATAAAATTAGAACAAAGTAAACAAAGAGTAGATGCAGAAGTTGCGGCAGAAGAAGCTGAAAGAGCATCTTCAAGAAAAGGATTGGTAGAAACTTTAAAACAAAAAATTTATGATGTAACAGGGACTCCTTACGAACTCTATATGAATAGAGGAGGACGTGTACAACTTGCTGAAGGTGGTGATCCAAAAAATTTAGGTAGAAGAAAATTTATTAAGGGTGCCGCTACAATAGCAGTCGCACTTCCATTTTTAAAATTTATAAAACCTTTATCTAAAGCAGTTGAACCAACAATTGAAGCGGTTTCAAGATCAGCAAATCAGATGCCTGAATATTTAACTAATTTAATTAATAAAGTTAAAATGATGGGTGAATCTAAAATTATAGGTAAGATGGATAGTCCAGATGAATTTATGAGATATGATTTAGGTGATTATGAATTGTATGAAGGAGCGGGTGGAGCTAGACTTAAAAGAACTAGAGACAGAGGTGATTATGGTTATGAAGAATTTGAAATGCAAATTAAACAAGACCCTGAAACAGGTTATATTGAGTATGAAGAAGTAACTGCAAAACCTGATATGGATGGTAAAATTAAAGATTTCGATTTTGGTATTGAAGATGATGTTCATGTAGAAATGAAAAAATTTGCTGATGAAAAATAAAACACCATATAAAAAAGGTAAAAAGAGTGGACCACCACCAAAATCAGGGCCTACACCACAAGGCTTGAATTTATCGTATAATACTGTTAAAGATGTAAAACTTACGGAGAAAATAAATGGCAGACGTAGATAAAGCTCTTCCAAATGTAGAGCAAGAAATTAATGTACCTTCTGATGTTGAAATTGCAGAGGCTGAAGCAGCTGAACAACAAGAATTAGAAGAACAGGGAAATCCTGTAGAGATTACAGAAAACGAAGATGGATCAGTTGATATAAACTATGATCCTGCAATCGCTTCTGTTGCAAATACAGAAAATCATTATGCCAATTTAGCAGATCATTTACCTGATGATATACTAGGAAGACTAAGCTCTAACTTATTTCAAAATTATCAAGATTATAAAAATTCTAGAAAAGAGTGGGAAAGTTCTTACAAAACGGGTTTAGATCTGTTAGGATTTAAATATGAAAACAGGACGGAACCATTCTCGGGTGCTTCGGGTGCCACTCATCCGGTGCTTGCTGAAGCTGTTACTCAGTTTCAAGCGTTGGCATATAAAGAGTTACTCCCAGCTGATGGACCAGTCCGAACACAAATAATTGGAATTCCAACACCAGAAAAAACTCAACAATCAAATCGTGTAAAAGATTTCATGAACTATCAGTTGATGGATCAAATGAAAGAATACGAACCTGAGTTTGATCAAATGTTATTTTATTTACCTCTTGCAGGTTCAGCATTTAAAAAAGTTTATTACGATGAAGTCTTACAAAGAGCGGTATCAAAATTTGTACCGGCAGATGATTTAATTGTTCCGTACACAGCTACCTCATTAGACGATGCGGAAGCAATTATTCATCGAATAAAAATTTCAGAAAACGAATTAAGAAAACAACAAGTTGCAGGTTTCTATAAAGATATAGATTTAAAACCAGGTCAGTTACATGAAGATGAAGTTCAACAAAAAGAAAATGAGCTTGAAGGTAGAACTAGAAGCAAAGAAGAAGACGTATTTAGTTTACTAGAGTGTCATGTCAATTTAGATTTAGAAGGTTTTGAAGATATTAATCCTGAAGATGGTGAGCCTACTGGAATTAAACTTCCATACATTGTAACTATAGAAGAAAACTCTAGAGAAATTTTATCTATTAAAAGAAACTATGAAGTGGACGATCCAAAAAAATCAAAAGTACAATACTTTGTACATTTCAAATTTTTACCAGGGCTAGGTTTTTATGGTTTTGGTTTAATACACATGATTGGTGGTTTATCTAGAACTGCAACAAGTGCTTTAAGACAACTATTGGACGCGGGAACATTATCAAACTTACCTGCTGGATTTAAACAAAGAGGAATCAGAATTAGAGATGATGCACAAGCAATACAACCTGGAGAATTTAGAGATGTAGATGCACCAGGAGGAAACATTAGAGATTCATTTATGATGTTACCTTTCAAAGAGCCTTCTCAAACCTTATTACAACTTATGGGAGTCGTGGTAAATGCAGGACAAAGATTCGCTTCTATAGCGG